CCAGTACCACTTGGCCGTTTTACTCACGAAACAGCTCGTGAGGAACTCGAGTTCGGTTTTGAGTCCCCTAGTGTTCCTAGGGTCGAGACTCCCGAGCCTCCGATCCGGCCCTTCTTTGCTAGGTTCATCTGTGAGGATGAGATTCCCACCACCTACCAAGCTGGAACGATCGAGGACTACAAGTTACCCCCATTTAAGGGTTTGCACCATGTTGATACCGTCACAGCGACGGTGGATTGGTGTGAGCACAACGTCACGGAAGCGTCCGGACGAGATAGGCCAGTGGGGGTTCGGCTAATTAGTACCCGTTTTCCTCGTGTCTCGCGTGGTGGAGCGTATTGGGGCGTTAAGATGGTGGTTTCAGAAGCCACCGGAGCGCCTCTACGTCAAGCCCCGAAACCGTTGAAGATGAGTACTCCTCCAACGCTTCCCACAATCGATGAGGTTGTGGTAAATGGATCGTGTCCCCCTGATCGCCCGCCAGGCGAATGGGCAGTGATTGGTCCGCTCTCGCTCGATAAGGTGCCCATGGTATTTGCGGCAAATAAAGAGAATGAGAGGAAGGCGCTGGAGCTTAGGCATCTTGTGACGACGCCAAACGACGATGCAGCTAAGGCTCGGTGGACGTCGATGGGACCAATGTGTGATGGTCTCGTTGATGAGATACGCTCGGAGTGGCATGGAGTAGATATGGATTCGTGGATTGAGAAGCAGGAACCAGACAAACGCGTGAAATATCGCGAGTATCTGGAGTCCGGTATGCCACGTTGTTTCTCCTTTGCCTCAGCTTACCGGGGGTTTTTCACCAAGCGCGAGGTGATGTTGTGTATGCGGAATAAGGTACCTCGGGGTATTCAATCGCTCCAGAAGATGGAGATGAACACCCTGTTGGGGCCATTTACCGACGCTATGGCTAAGGCCTGGGGTCGGTCCATCCGCAGGCGTTTACGTGAAGGTGATGTACCGAGGGTTATTTATTCGGCTGGATTGTCCCGGCTGGAGATCGGCATGGTTGTCGATTACCTTCGGTCGATCGGGTATAAGGTCTTTGAGGATGATTTTTCTGCTTATGACGCCAGTCAAGGTTTCGGGGCCCATTGGGTCGAGAACCACGTTTTTAAGCGTTTGGGGCTCGATGCTGCGGCCTGCGAGGCCTTTGATAGGCAAGTTTGGAGTAAGGGATTCGGCCGGTGGTTTACGTACACCGTTCCCTTCACTCGCAAGTCGGGCGATCAGAACACCTCTTTGGGAAACTCGATCATCAATGCTCTAGCACACATGTGGTGTATGCTACAGCTTGGAATCACCGACTTCAAGATGATCGTCATGGGAGATGACAACCTCCTCTTTTATAAGTTGCCGGAGCACCCTGTGGGTCCCGCAGCTACTGAGGAGCGTCTCATGACGACGGTGTCAACGTTGATGGCCAGCCTGGGCCTCACCGCTAAGTGTGTAGTGAATCGCTATCCTACCTATTGTTCGGCTGACCTCATGCCGGTTCGGGTAGATGGTGTTGAAACACTCACGTTGGCACCTATATGTACGCGTTTTCTGGCCAAGTTCGGCTGCACAGTGGATCTGCCTATGAGGGGGTCATTTCTGATGCAGTTGAAGGGGAACGCCATTTCGAACAAGATCCTAGGCTTGATGCCGGTGGCCAGGGTCTTCATCGCATATTATGGATCACTCGTAGGGGACGCCGTGTTCGACGGTAAAGAGTGGAAGGCCCATAGCGATGAGATTGCCTACACGTCGTATGAGGCACCCGAGGTTGTTGTAACGCGATCTGATCGCGTCCTCGAGTGGTTCTGCGATGTGTATGGGGTAGACTGTGATGAGGTGGATGATCTGGAAGATTTCTTGACGCAGATGCTTGGTAGGCATTGCGGAGCAGCGTGTGCGTGGTCGCACCCTGTTTATGAGAAGATGCTTCGGAACAGGCCAATCTGAAGTCCCCAATGAATTTAAACTAAATTTTCTTTTGTGAAAGTTCTTCTTTTTCTAGCTAATGAAGCGTAGCAAGGTCGCTAAATCTATGAAGCGAGTGGTCAGACGTGTCGAGAAGCGCATTGAAGCCGCAGTTCCTAAAGCGGCGCGCAAATCGAAACGTACGAAAACGGGCCGCGCGTTTGTTCGCGCGGGTCGGGCGCTGGGTGGTTTGTACAGCTCTGCGGGTGCGGGCATTGGTGCGGCGGCAGGTTCACTCATGTCGCGCATCACCGGCAACGGAGCGTACCGCGTGTCGCGGAACACCATCCTGTCCGGCGCTGTCCCGTCTTTTTCTCGCGGTGCTGACGGCGTGCGTGTGTGCCATCGTGAGTTCCTTGGTGACGTTGTTGGTTCCACTGCTTTTGCCCTGACGAGTTACGACATCAACCCCGGGTTGTCGTACACTTTTCCTTGGCTCTCGACGTTGTGTCAGGGCTTTGAGGAGTACGACATGCATGGTCTCGTGTTTGAGTACCGTCCAACGTCAGGCACTGCGGTGTCGAATACCAGCGCGGCGCTAGGTGTGGTTGTGTTAGCCACGAACTACGATGTGCTTGAGCCTGTCTTCTATACCAAACAGGAGATGGAGAGCTCAGAGTTTTCTACTTCCTGTGTCCCTTTTGAGTCTTCCATACATCCAGTTGAGTGCGCACGAGGGCGCAATCCTTTGGAGACCTATTATCTGCGGAGCGGTTTGATCGCTCCCGGTGCTGACCAGCGCATGTATGATATGGGTCTTTTCCAACTGGGTGTTTCTGGCATGCAGACCGGGTACACAGTAGGTGAGCTTTGGGTGTCTTACGATGTGAGTCTTTTGAAGCCTCGTATCTCCTCTCTTTCATCGGCAGGCATCATTGCACCGTACTCCATCATCCGTGAGAACCCCGCCCTGTCAGCCTCTAATTCCGTTGTTTTCGGCACGGCTCCGACCGCGTCAGCATCTTCCACGCTGATTGCCGGTCCTGGAACTGCCGGGAACACCATTGTAATTGCCCCACCAGGTGTTTACCTCGTAACGTCAACCTTTGTCGCCAAGACGGGTACCATGACATCGACGACCCCCACGTCGGTTGGTGCCAACATTAATGCTATCAACATCTTTGACGACAGTAGTGTCAACAATGAGGGTGTGTTTTCGTCGACCAAGTGTGTCCAGAATGCTGTCATCCAAGTGACGGCGTATGGAACTGGTTCGGCAAACACCCTGACGTATACGAGTTCGGGCACTTGGACGGGCACGGCGACAGTGGTGATCACTCTGCTCCCCACACAGACCAGCTACTAGTGTTCTTTATCTGTTATCTTTTGTTAGTTTTCGT